GGTTTAATCATGCCGCTATACTTCCGAAGGTTTTCCATGTACCAGGTGTCCCTGCTGTTGTACAAATCCAACCGATAGTGCCACCTGCTGTTGGTGTGGTTCCATATATTATGTCACCTAGCTTATATGTTCCTGTAAGGCTGCCTATTCCTGTAGCACCATACATAATCGTAGGACTTAGCCTTTCATTAGCCAGACTGATGCTAGACCTTGTTATGGTGCTGGCTGGTGTATGGTCAGCCTCAACTATCGTTGAGTAGTTATTAAACGAAACTAACTTACCTTTGGTTTGATTCGGAGTAGAGTGCAACCACGTATCATCAAAGAATATATAGTTGACAGAATTCCCCATAATTTTTACATCATTGGCAGGAGATGAAGTCGATGCTATTTGAATATATATTCCTGTAGTAGATGTACATCCTAGTAACTGGTTGCCCATCACTATAGTTTCTGTGTGGTCTAGTGTGTTTGACCCTGCGACTATTTGAACAGGACTAGTTGCAGCCGTAGCAGATGTGTAATCAGCTACAAACCTCATAGTGTTATCTATAATACTAACTTTGTCACTATCAATAAAGTGTAACAGATATGCACCACCTGTTTTCTGTGTAATAGTATTATCCTTAATCACCACCCTCTCTACAAGCTGTGCCTCTATAGTCCAATCACTAAATGTATTCGCTTTTATAATAATATTTGAATTATTAGTAGTCAATGCAGATAGGGTATTCCATATTTTTATTTTACTTTTGTCTGTTACGTGACTACATCTAAAAACATTTCCTGTGTAGGTTATATTATCATTACCATCTCTAACAAAAACAGTCGAACCACCTGCCCTAGCGGTAGTAAAGATATTATTGGCAAAAGTAATATAACTACATCCATTCAATGCTGTTAATGCTAAACCCTTTTCAATGGTATCGGTAATAATGTTATTCGCTCCAATACAATTAGTACAACCTTCGAAATCTATCTGAGCATCCTCGAACAAGCTAATCTCACAACCAACTATTGAGCCGTCATCTGTGTTTGACATCCAAGCACCTGAATATACATCTGAAGCTATAATGTTATTAAAGCGAATGTTTTTAGACTCGTTCGAAATTGTTGACAAGTTAGTGTTAGCTGTGTTCTTCGGACTTCCACCATAACTCCACGCACCAAATCTTGCGTTATACACAATACAATTTGATGCAATAGCGTTCTCACAGAAAAGGAATTGCACACCTGACACACTTGATGTATCAGTATTACCTGTGGTGGCGTTATATGTAGTGTCTCCATACATTACGCAGTCTATCACTTTAATATCTTGTGCTTTATGTGCAGAAGTTACTTGTCCTGTATATATCCAAGATACTGCTACTTCATCGTGCCTGTTAAAACTAAAACCATCATAAGGCTCGAAGGCTGATATACCACATTCTGTGGCAGTTATCCCCTTAACAGTTACATTGGCACAGTCGTGTGTAGCATCTGACAAACCACCCACTGCAAAACATTTATTGTCAACACCTACAAAGGAGAGCCCTTCTACAATGTTGTTAGTAGTTGTTATTAACATCATATTAGAGTGGGTATTATCTGCGGCTGCTGTAGCTACTGTACATTTAATAATACCTACACCACTCACTTTTCCATTATCTGGTAGAGTTATACTATTCTCTGTTACTTTATACGTTCCTTCTGGGAAGTAAACTTCTTTTGCTGCATCCAAAGCAGCTTGAATTGAAGCAGTGTCATCCGTTACCCCATCACCTACAGCTCCAAACTCTTTAACGCTAACACTACTTTGCACCCCAGCTTCAAGAGCATCAAACTCAGTATCAAGAGCCGTACCCCTGATGTTCCTCTGGATCTGTTTGCTAGTTAGTACGCCTTGTATGGCAAAGTCTGTTGTTTTGGTGTATGACATTTATACTCCCTCCTCGTCGGTGTCGGCATCGTCAAATAGAAGTCCTTCTTCCCCAGGCTGCTGGTCTTCCATCTGTACAGATTGTTGTGCTTGGTTTACAAGCCTTTGTGTTTCAGCTTGCTCTGCTACTGCAATATTCTCACGAACAAATTGATATTGTTCAAAGCCCATTTGCTCTTCAATTAATTTAGCAAGTTTCTTAGCAGAAATATGAGGGGCAATAATCTGCCCAACAGGGCTATTAAATACCCCAAGCATATCTTGCATTAACCTTGCACGAGCTGCATAGTGTCTTGCCCCAATAGGACGTAATTTACCTTTAGCAGTAATGTCTTCTTTAGTAATACTAATAAAATCTACTACACCTAAGTCAGTATCCATTACCCGTACAAGATCTGCTGAGTTCATATTACGTTTTGCAAACTCAAGCATCTTATTAATCAAAGGCTCCATAAATTCAATTTCAAATTTATTGATCTTATTTCGGAAGATACGTTGGGCTGCATTATTAAGGGCATCTACTTCAAAAGCAGTCTTCTCCCCTGGACTACGGAAGCCCATAGCTTCTTTAGGAGCCCCTGCCATTTCTTCCATTAGAGCTAGTAAAGCCCCAATTTCATTATTAACCATAAAGGCTGCTTGGTTAGGTGGCATAGGAACTACGTCCCCATCCTCAGCCATGTCAATCATTGCACCTGGTGCCCACACAAAGGGGTCTACTTGACCTCGCTTCTTTAATGGGGGATGGATGGTCATGTCCAAAGCATCCGCCTTAAGGTTCTCTAAGTGATCTACCCTGTACTGTAACCCTACTAGATTATCAAGTGGTCCCATAGAATACAAGTTATCAGGACGATCTCTCCAACCTACGTGTACTTTACTATCTGTACCAAGCCAACTAGGATTATCAATGTTTCTAATAACATGAGTCCTATCAACAATAGTAATAATTTTGTTCTCTAATAAGACATCATTAATTTCATCATATACGTCTCCTTCAAATTCTAATAGTTCTACCATACCTGATTGGTAGTACTCTTGAAGAGAACCAAAGCCATCAATAGAGTATCCTACAGCTTTGTTAATATCTTCCATACGGAAGGACGTAAGACTACGACGAGTCTCTAAGATTTTATTTAGGACACCTTCATCAAAGCCTAAGCTATTGCTATTCTTAATATCTTTCTTTAGCTCTGCAATAGATTTAATGTATCGTGTGAACTTAGGAGAGTCTTTAAAAGAAGGTGCTGTTGGGTTAATGATAATGTCAAAAGGAGATACTCGAACTGCCTTAGGTCCTACGTAGTTAGTTACTTCCTCCCCCGTTGTTGGATCGATGTGTACTTCGTTTACCCATTGGACTTCGCCAAAGACATTACCGTAATCAATATAATCGTACACTAACTTAGAGATAGTCTCTCTGAAGCCGCTCTCACGTAGCTTGTTAGTCATGTACGCTTCAATAGCTTTACGCTTACCCTTATTAGCACTCTCCATAGAGTAACCTTCCCAACGAAGCCAGTCATCGTTAGGGAACAAAGCATCTAAATAGTTAGCATGTAGGTTATCTCTAATCTGAGTTAACTTTGGAATAGTAGTCTTATTCTTCCAAGGTAATTTAGAATTAGTTGTCTTTGTGGTATCTGTAGCAAAAAGATAATTACGGAGTTCTCTCCACTCACCTTCCTTAGTAGAGCGTTGGATCCACCAGTTGTTGTACAAACCAGATAGCTGCCTAGCTAAACTCGTAGGAGTAACAATCTCTTGTATTTGTGCGACCTTACCTGCCATAACTTCTTTCCTTTTTAATAAGACACACCACCAAACCTAGCATGTGTAATTACATTGCTAATGGTTTGTGCCGTACCTCTGTGTCTTGGGATCGTTGCAATAGTAATTGCATTCGCCAGTGCATCTTTAATGTCGTCATGTGGTGGTCTCAACATAATCAACTCTTCTTCTAGGGATTGACAATTACCCCCGCGATAGTGCCATACTTGCATGTTGTCATACTTAGGCTCTAAGATTGCTGCAAGTCTTTCGTCTTTATCCCCTTGGTGACGAGTAGGTCTGTGCTCATCAATAGAAAGAGGGATGCCATTAGGTTTGATATAACTTTCTTTAAGCTCTTGAACAATAGTCTGTTGGGCTACTGTAACCTCAGCTCGAATCTTTCTAAAGCCCCATTTGTATTGTGCTTTTACAATGTGATTAAAGTAATCAACAATTCTATCTGTCTTAAATCTATCTATATCAAGGATATAATAATTGCCTAGGTGGTCTACACCCATAACAACGAGAGCACTATAGTCAGCTTGTTTCTTTATTGAGAATGCAAAGTCAATCGCAGCCGATACATTTAGTTTGCGATCTTTAATGTACCAATCCCCTTCCGTGTTTTGAAGAAGAGATCTCTCATAGTACTGAAACTTGTCTGGTGAAATACGAGCTGTCTCTGAAGCATTAGGATTATTATAATATTGACTGTAGAATTGAGTAATATCTCCTTGGTACTTACCTTTAATATTAGCTAAGATTCTATGATTAAATCCAAAAGATTTTCCATCTGTACGTACTTGAGAGGGCCACAAGAATTCCCCATCTGTTTCTACTACTCTCTGAAATAACTCATAGATATTTTCATCGCTCTCTAAGTCTCCTGTGGCTGGATCAAAGATCTCCATGTGCATTTCTATCATGTTTTGATAGATGTCTCTAGGGTGGTATCTAGTACCTACAACCCATTCTTGCGCTCCTGGATTTTCAATCGAAGCCAACTGAGAATACGCTGAAGCCACTTTACTTCGGCCATCCTCCGTGTAAGCATTGCTTGGGACGACAATATCGTCGAGGACAACCACATCAGCATGGAAGCCAGTGGTGTTAGAAGTGAGACCAACAGCTTTACAAGTTGCATCGCGAATTCCTTCCAATTTTCGTTTAGGGTGATCAACGGCAATTTCAGCAACTGCCCATTTCTCTCTTTTTCCTTCGTCTACCCCAATCATCTCAGGCCAATACCTGCGATAAATAGGACAATCTAAGATCTGTTTTATTTGGTATAACTGCTTTTCTGCTAAGTCTGCTGTAGCACTTACATATAGAATAGTGGTTTCTGGGTTTTTAGTTATCCACCAAGCTGTACGATACGCTGCTAATTTACTCTTTAAGTGGCCACGAGGTAGAAGAGTTAACTGGTTTTTCTTAGCTTCGCTCCTAGTCCACCACTGAATTAATTCTTGGTGTATACCTCCTATAAGAAGGTGAGGGGCCATTAGCTTAATGAAAACAGATAAATCTGCTTCTGCACTGTCCCGTACAATTTGTACTTTTTGAGAAAGACTCATTCTTTAAATTAACAGTGGTTACTT